TGCTGCTTTTTCAGTTCTTCTCGAAGCATCTGGTTCTCTTCGGCCATTTTCTCCGATTCTTCCTTGCTTCTGTCCTTCACGCTGCTCTGAATCTGCTGTTCAGATTTTCGTGAGGCCCCCCCCGATTGATTTTCGGCTCCTGCCAGTTTGATGCCGAGTCCGATCAGGAGTGCAATGTCAATCTGCTCCATTTCCTTCTCTGATGCTTTACCGACGAAGTTGTTGATTCTCTCCACAGACACCGGAGTCGGCTGTTCGCATAATGCCTCTGACTTTCTTCCGGTGCTCCTGATCGTAACGTGCGTCGGAAGGTCTTTCTTCGGTGCTGATGTCAGGAAGACCACTTCGAGCACATCGCTGTGCTTGTTGTTCGCATCGCAGGAGACGATCACCGCAGGTCTGTCCTTTTTCATCTCACTTCCGATTATTCAACAGCCTTTTTTATCTGCTCAACTGCATCCTGCACAGTTGTGATCTTTTCTGCTTCTTCATTGTCGATCTCAATATCGAACTCTTCCTCA